CAGGCCATGGCCGAGGCGCTCGTGAAGCTGGGCGTCACCATCGAGAAGACGGACTGCCGTGGCCGCGAGCTGGACGAAAGGAGCGCGTGATGTCGTCTGTGGCTAAGCCTAAGCCCTTACCGTGGACCGTCACCGCCCCCTGGTCGTCGCTGCTGCGGCGATGGGGCGTGCGACCGTCGTGAGCCCGACCGCGCGTTCGCTGAAGCATCTCCGCGCCCTGGCGGGCGACATGGTCGCCGTCGTCGAGCGCTACAACCCACATGCGCGGCGGCGCATCGACTTGTTCCAGTTTGCCGACCTTGTGGCGGTGATCCCCGGCGTGCCGGGCACGACCTACGTGCAGACCACGAGCGGCGACAACGTGAGTCATCGGCTGGCGAAGCTGCGCGCCGAGCCCGTGTCGAGCCGCGTCCGGGCGTGCCTCGCCGCCGGCAACACGGTGCTGATCCACGGCTGGCGGAAGGTCGGCCCACGCGGTGCCAGGAAGACGTGGGACCTGCGGGAGGTCGTCGTGACGGCCGCGGAGCTGGCGGGATGACCGCCGCCCTCGCCGCCATCACGCCGGCCGAGCTGCAGGAGAAGTACGACCAGCTCACCGACTACGCCTTCCGCCTGCTCAGCGAGCTGAACGGGGTCCAGCGCGACCGCGAGGACGTGCGGCGGGAGCTGCACGGGCGGCTCAGGCGGCCGGTGGCGGGATGACCGTCTGCCGCTGCCGCCACCTGGTGCGCCGCCACGGCAAGGACGGGGTCTGCCTCGAAGCTGCCCCCCCCACATCGATTCGCGCGCCCCCGGTGTCCGTGCGTGCGCCCGGTCCCGCTCCGGGGCGTGGTCGGGCTCCAGCGCCGCCTGTTCGACGACACCGACGACCTGCTGATCAGGAGAGCCAGAGCATGAGCATGAGCACCGAGACCGCGACCTTCAACGACGCACTCCCACTCGCGAAGCTCCACGAGTCGAAGTGGAACCCTCGCCGCACCTTCGACGCCGCCAAGCTCGCCGAGCTGACGGCCAGCATCCAGGCGAAGGGCGTGGTGACGCCGCTCCTGGTGCGGCCCAACGCCAGCGGCTACGAGATCGGCGCCGGATATCGCCGGTACCGCGCCGCGAAGGCCGCCGGCGTGGCCACGGTGCCTGCGCTCATTCGCCCCATGACCGACGAGGAGTTCCTCGAGCTCGTGGTCTTCGAGAACGACGAGCGCGAGGATGTGCACCCGCTCGAGGAGGCGGCCGGCTACCGCACCATGATGAAAGAGCTGAAGTGGGACGTCGGCCGGATCGCCCAGCGCACGGGCAAATCCGAGAAGTACGTCTACGACCGGGTGAAGCTGCTCGCCCTGATCCCCGAGGCGCAGAAGCTCTTCCTGGAGAACGCGATCACCGCCGGGCACGCGATCCTCCTGGCGCGCCTGAAGGCGGAGGATCAGAAGCGGATCCTCGAGCCCGAGGATCGGGACTGGTCGAAGCAGAGCGTTCTTCTGCGTGAGGACGCGGTGCTGCTCCCGCCCGACCAGGAGGACACGCTCGACGAGAAGAAGCTTCCGCTTAAGCCGATCAGCGTCCGCGAGCTGGAGCGCTACATCGCCGAGCACGTCCGGTTCAAGCCGTCCGAGACCGACGCCTTCCTCTTCCCGGAGACGGCGGCCGCGGTGCAGGCGGCCACCGAGACGAAGAAGAAGATCGTCGAGATCACGCACCTGTCGTTCATCCCGGAGGAGGCGCGCGAGGGCCGCACGATCCGCGCCGGCTTCTGGAAGTACGCCGGCGGCAAGAAGGGCAAGGCCTGCGACTACGCCGTGACCGGCGTCATCGTGGTCGGGCCCGAGCAGGGCCAGGCCTTCCCCGTGTGCGTCAACCGCGAGAAGTGCCGCCTGCACTGGGGCAAGGAGATCGCGGCCAAGGAGAAGGCGGCGAAGTCGCCGGCGAAGAAGACGGCACCTGCCCGCGACGACTACAACGAGCGCTGGAAGCGCGAGCAGGCGGCGCGCGAGGCCGCGCAGGCTCGGTGGAAGAAGGCCCTGCCGAAGATCCTCGAGGCCGTCGCGGCATGCGTGAAGAAGGCGCCGTTGGAGGCGGGCGGCCTCCTGTCGACGATCCTGCTCGACGAGGTCGGCGGGTATGGCGGCGCTCGCGTGACGACGGCGGCCGAGTACGTGGCCCGCGGATCCACGGTCGAGGACCTGGTGCGCCACGCGGTCTTCGCCATCCTCGTCGGTGAGGCGCAGGAGTACAACGCGCCGGACCAGTTCCACAAACGCGCGAAGGCCTTCGGCGTCGACCTCAAGAAGATCCTCGACGCCGCGGCGCCGGTGGAGAAGCCGGCCGCGAGCCGGATGAAGTGACGGCCGAACAGCAGATGGTTTCCCGGGGCGAAGGAGCGCACGGAGCGTAGCCGATTCTCCTCCTCATTCCCCCTGCCGCCGAGCGCCCGGGCACCCTCGACGCTCGGGGTGTCGCTGCGCAACTATCCACACGAATCCACAGGCCGGGGCACCTACGCGCACGCGGACGTGAAAACATACTTCCGGGTCGCGTGCGCGTGTGGCAGATGATGAGAGTGACCGCCCCGCCCGATCGCCGCCGCCCATGACACGCGACGAATTCGAAGCCCAGCGGCGCCAGCTCGTCTGCAAGGACTGCGGGCACGAGGGGCTTGAGCCCGAGCTCAACGCGAACAATGGCGGGCTCCGTCCGGTGTGCTCGGCATGCGGCAGCAAGACGCCGCTCGCCGGCCAGTCGTGGCTGCCGAAGGCCGAGCCACGGCGCCCTCGTCGCGGGCTCGTCGACGTCGAGACGATCTGGTCGGCCAACGGCGATCATTGCGCCTTCTGCGGGAAGAGCCGTGCGCTCTGTGAGCGCCTCGGCATCGGGCTCAGTGCGCAGCACATCGTGCCGTTCGCGGAGGCCGGCGACGCCTGGCCGCTCGTCCCATTCTGCGCGCGGTGCCAGCAGCAGAGCACCGCCGCCCAGGCCGAGACCCGCCGCGTGCAGGCCACCATTGGGGGGCTCGACGCGGTCATCGCTCGCATCGAAAAAAACCACCCGGAGCTCCTCGGATGACCCCCTGTTACGACGCCGCCCGGCAGTACCTCGCGCTCGGCCTGCACCCGATTCCATCGCGCGGCAAGGTCCCGCTCGTCCCGTGGAAGGAGTATCAAGACGCCCCGCCGCACGCGGATCAGATCGACGAGTGGTATGCCGCCCATCCTGACGCCAACGTCGGGGTTGTGGTCGGCCGCGGACTCATCGTGGTGGATCTGGACGGCGACGGCGCCGAGGGGCTCCTCCACAACGCGAACGTGGCGCTGCCGCGGGATGCCCCGCGGGTGCGCACGGGCAACGGCTTCCACGTCTATCTCTCGGTCGAGGAGTCGATCGGGGACCGCATCGGCTTGCTCACCGCGCCTAGCGGTGGGAAGCCCCAGGTCGATGTGCGCGGCATCGGCTTCGTGGTGGCGCCTCCGAGCCTGCATCCGAACGGTCGCCACTACGAGTGGGTTGTCCCCCTCGGTCCGACGATCCCGCGCGCGCCATCCGTCCTCCTGGATCTCCTCCGCGCGCCCAAGGCCGCGCCGGGCGCAGGGCGCGAGCCCGTTGGGCACGACTGGGTCGCGACGGCGCTCCGCGGCGTCGGTGATGGGCTCCGGGATGTGACGTGCACGAAGCTCGCGGGCTACCTCATCGGCAAGGGGCTCGACCAGGAGACCGTCACCACCATCCTGACCGAGAGCTTCGGCCGCAACTGCACGCCGCCCTTCCCTCCGGGCGATGTGCGCAAGTGCGTGCAGTCGATCGCGCGCAAGCACGGCGTCAACGGCACGGAGGACCGGGCGATCACGCCGGTGCACGTGAGTCACGTCCTCGACGGCCTGATCAGCGAGATGCAGGCGGGACCCCGATCGACCGTCCCGACGCCGTTTGCCTCGGTGAACGACTTCCTGAGCGGCGGGTTCGGGGCGGGCGAGCTGACCTACTGCGGCGCTCGCCCGGGCGTGGGCAAGACGGCCCTCGGGCTCGAGCTGGGACGGAGTGCGGCCAAGCAGAAGCGGTCCGTGCTGATCGTCTCCCGCGAGATGGTGAACACCGCCCTTGCCCGCCGGATGCTCGCCCAGGAAGCCCGGGTCGAGGCCCGTTCGCTTCGCTCGGGACGGCTGCAGCCCGGCGAACAGCTGGGCGTCGAGCGCGCCCTGCCCAAGCTGAAGGGGCTGCCGATCTGGATGACCGACGAGGCGGTGAGCCTCACCGAGATCACCGACATGGTCGCCGGCTGGTCAGTCTCCCCGAAGCTCGACTTCCTGATCGTCGACTACCTGCAGCTGGTGCGCGCGCCGATGACGATCCGGGAGCGCCGCCTCCAGGTCGAGGCGGTCAGTCACGGACTGAAGACGCTGGCGCTCCAGTTCAAGCTCGCCGTGCTATGTCTGTCCTCGCTCGCCCGCACCCGAGACGAACGCGGCAAGGAGCGCCGGCCGACCCTCGGCGATCTCCGCGAGTCCGGCGAGCTCGAGCACGACGCTGACATCGTGCTGCTGCTCCACCGCGAGCCGATGAAGCCGGAGACGGACTGCATCGTCGCCAAAAACCGGGACGGCCGGGTCGGCGTCGCCCATCTGACCTTCCGTCACGAGTTCGTCGCCTTTGACGAGGCCGCTCATCCGGATCGCGAGGGCGCATGAGCCGCGGCGTCTATCGCAGCGTCCACAGCTCGCTCCTGGATGACCCGGACTACCAGCGTTTGTCCGCCAGAGCGCGCCACGTGCTCCTGACGGCCCGGCTCTGCCTCGCCGCGGGCCCCGCGTGCATCTTCCGGTACTACCCCGAGGTCCTCATGCGTCAGACCGGCTACACCCGGCGCCAGGTGGCTGAGGCGCTGGAGGAGCTCGCCGAGCAGAACTGGGCCTACGCGGACGGCAGTGTGCTGTGGATCAGGAACGGCCTGCGACACGACCCGCAGCTCAGAATGCGGGACAAAAAGCACCTCACGGCGGTCGTCCGACAGCTGGACGGGCTTCCTGCGTCCGCCCTCGTTGCAAAGTTCTGTCAGTACTACCGAATCAGTAGGCCCTTGCAAGGCCCATCGAAGACCAATCCCGATTTGGCCTCCGATACCGATACCGAAGTACTACGTACTACCGATACCGAGAAGGATACCCATTCCGCGAAGAAGGGCCTTCGCGGACCCTTGCCGGCGGACACGCCGCCGGCGGATCGATTCGAGGAGTTCTATCGGCTCTTTCCGCGTAAGGCCGCCCCCGACGATGCCCGCAGAGCCTGGAAGCAGATCACGAAGCAGGTCTCGCCCGACGCGCTGATCGCTGCCCTCACGCGCCAGCTGCCCGACTTCTCACGCCGACCGCCCGACCGGGTGCCGTACCCGGCCACGTGGTTGCGAGGCGGCCACTGGCGCAACGAGCCCACGATCACCCCAGAGGACGACCCCTACCGAGGCTTCCCGGAGCTCTACGACTGTGAGGCCTGCGGGGGTGCGCACGAGACGAAGCAGTGCCCGGTGCCAGCGCCATGAGCCCGACCGCGCCGAAGCGCCCGTGTCCGGTGCCGGGCTGCCGTGAGCTCGTGGAGTCAGGGCGCTGCCAGGCCCACCGGAGCGAGGCGAGGAAGCAGCAGGACGCCGGACGACGCTACGACCACGCCGAGCGCTACGGGGCCCGCCATCGGGCGTGGCGACGGGCGATCCTCGACCGGGATCCGCTCTGCAGGACGTGTCAGCGCCGGCCGAGCGTGGTGGCCGATCACGTCGTGCCGATCGAGGAGGGCGGCGCGCGATTCGCGCTCGAGAACGGGCAAGGCCTCTGCCTCGCGTGCCACAACGCGAAGACCGCGCGCGAGCGGCAGACGAGGGGGGAGGGGGGCATCGGATCTCTGGGAAGTGGCGCCCTGTGACCGTCGGGGAAGTCTCGCACGCGCCGTCTAGGGTCCCCGTCTCCCCCCTGAGCTGCGCCGGAGGCATCAGCCTAAGCGATGGATAACTCTGCAAACGATCAGTGTTTCTGATGAAACTTCTTGCATACCCGCAGGTGTGATGGCATGACTCGTGGCATGAAGCCGGGGCCGCCGCCAAAGCCGCTCAACCTCCGGCTCCTCGAAGGCAACCCCGGCAAGGTCCCCCTGAATCTTCGCCAGCCCCGGCCAGAGGCGGGCAGCCTGGAATGCCCGGCCTACCTCGATCGCTACGGCCGAGAGGAGTGGCGCCGCATCGTCGGGCAGGCGCTCACGATGGGCTACGCGGTGACCGACGTCTCGACGCTGGCGATGGCGTGCGATGCCTACGCGCAGTGGCGACGGGCCCGGGCGAAGTGCGCGGACCGGACGGTGCGCCGGCGCGTGCGGGCCGAGGGCCAGCCCGATCGCGTCGAGACCGTGCGGCTCGACGGGCTCGTGCAGGAATCCGGCGCGAACGGCCTCGTGCCGTCGGCCTGGTTCCGCATCGCGACCGAGGCGCAGCGGATCTACCTGCGCTTCGTCGGCGAGCTCGGCCTGAGCCCGGCTGCGCGCACGCGGATCGAGACCGAGCCGATCCTCACCCCGCCGCAGTCCCACCCCACCAAGACCGGCACTGACGACCCCGGGCGCTTCTTCCGCGACCAGTAGCGCGAGCGGCGCGGCGGCGTTCTGGTTCGACGAGGACGCCGCCCAGCGCGCCGTCGACTTCTTCGCGGAGTGCCTGCACCACGTCAAGGGCGAGCACGCGGGCCGGCCCTTCGTGCTCGAGCCGTGGCAGCGCGACGAGATCATCCGGCCGCTCTTCGGCTGGAAGCGCGTGCGGGCGGACCTGCCGCGCGAGCGCTGGCCGCGGCGCTATCGGACGGTCTACGTCGAAGTGCCGAAGAAGAACGGCAAGTCGACCCTCGCGGCGGGCCTGGCGCTCTACCTGCTCTTCGCGGACGGTGAGGACGGCGCGGAGGTCTACGGCGCGGCGGGCGACAAGGACCAGGCGCGGATCGTGTTCGACCTGGCGCGCGACATGCGGGTGGCGAGCCCCGAGCTGCGCAAGCGGTCGAAGGCCTACAAGAACAGCCTGGTCGTGCACAGCACGGCCTCGACGTACAAGGTGCTCTCCGCGGACGCGCCGACGAAGCACGGCTTCAACGCGCACGCGATCATCTTCGACGAGCTGCACGTCCAGCCGACCCGGGAGCTCTGGGACACGCTGACGACGGGCGTGGCGGCGCGCCGACAGCCCGTCACGATCGCGCTCACCACGGCGGGCTACGACCGGCACTCGATCTGCTGGGAGGTCCACGAGTACGCGCGCAAGGTGCGCGACGGCGCCCTCAAGGATCCGGAGTTCCTGGCCGTGATCTTTGCGGCGGACGGGGGCGACGACTGGCGCGCGCCGTCGACGTGGGCCAAGGCGAACCCGAGCCTCGGCGTCAGCGTCCAGCCCGAGTACTTCCAGGGCCAGATCACGAAGGCGGAGGACTCGCTCGCCTACCAGAACACCTTCAAGCGGCTGCACCTGAACCTCTGGACCGAGAGCCTCGTCCGCTGGCTCGATGCCGACCGGTGGCAGGCGTGCGCGGCCGCGGTGCCGATGGACGACCTCCTCGGCCGCGACTGCTACGCCGGGCTCGACCTCTCGACAACGACGGACATCACGGCCTACGTGCTCCTCTTCCCGCCGCGGACGGCCGAGGAGCCCTACGTCCTCGTCCCGCACTTCTGGGCGCCGGAGGCCTCGATCCGGCTGCGCGCGACACGGGATCGCGTGCCGTACGACGTGTGGGCGCAGCAGGGCCAGCTCTTCAAGACCGAGGGCAACGTCGTCGACTACGACGTGGTGCGGGCGTTCATCCGCGGGAGCACGGGGCGCTTCCGGATCCGCGAGATCGCCTACGACCGCTGGAACGCGACGCAGCTCGTGACGCAGCTCCTGGACGACGGCGCCCCGATGGTGCCCGTCGGCCAGGGCTTTCAGAGCCTGTCCGCGCCGACGAAGGAATTCGAGGCGCTCGTCGTCAGCGGGCGCCTGCGCCACGGCGGACACCCCGTCCTCACGTGGATGGCGGGCAACGTCGTCATCGCGAAGGACCCGGCCGACAACTGGAAGCCGACGAAGCAGAAGAGCTCCGGGCGCATCGACGGGATCGTCGCCGCGATCATGGCCCTCGGCCGCGCGATCGTGCAGGCCGACGAGCGCCCCAGCGACCACTACGCCCGGCACGATCTCCTGGTGATCGGATGACGGGGATCGTGCGCGACGGCGTCTTCCTCGTCGGCGCCGGCCTGATGGCCGCCGGGGCCTACCAGCTCCTCCCGGCGCCGTGGCTGCTCCTGGTCGGCGGCGGTGCGATCACCTTCGTCGCCCTCCGGATGCGCGGCTGATGCTCGTCGAGACGATCCACGAGGCGTTCCGCTCCATCCGCCTCGGACCGTGGTCGACCGGCGACCCGAAGCTGCGCGAGCTCTTCGGCGGCCGTCCCGCCTCGAGCGGCGTCAGCGTCAACGAGGACTCCGCGCTCACGTTCTCGGCCTGGTGGTGCGCCGTCTCCACGATCGCCGCCGACGTCGCGGGCCTGCCGCTCTTCCTGTACAAGCGCCTGCAGGACGGGGACCGCGAGGAGTTCGTCGCGCACCCGAATCACCGCCTCGTGCACGACGCGCCGAATCCCGAGATGACCTCGATCGTGTTCCGCGAGACGCTGACGGCGCACGTCCTGACGTGGGGCAACGGTTTTGCCGAGATCGAGCGGGACGGCGCGGGCCGCGCGGTG